TCAAGAACGTTGCCGCATACTCTGCCTGCTTGACCAAGGTTTCGTAAGCGATCTGCGCCAAGGTTGCATTGTTCTGCAATCTCGCCTGCGTGATGCTCGCATTGTAGTTATCAATGGAACGTTGGAAGGATTCTCTTGCAGCTGTGACTCTCGCTTGATATTGGTTATACATAGAAACCTGCGAGCTTTCGGCATAGCCGGTATTGGTCATGCCTGCCGCAGCATTTCTCTCTGCGTTCGCGCCGTAAGGGTCTTTCTGCGTCTGCCAGTCCTTATACGCGCCCGATTGCTCCTTGATATAGTCCTTTCTCGCGGTTTCCTTCTGCCGCTCGATCTCGTCAATGGCAAACTCGGTCTGCGCGTTTGCGGACGCTTCCAGCTTCTGCTGGCCCTGCGTAAGCTTGTTATTGATATCTGCCAAGCCTGCTTTGTTTTGGTCAATGGCAGCCTGCATACCTGATTCGTATTCTTTCAGCGCAGCCGCATCACGCTCCATCACGTCCTGCATTCTCTCGTCATTTTCGTAATTCGTAGACATTCATGCACCCCCTACCGCTTGATATAGCCGCCGCAGAAAGCTTCCAGCGTGGCTGTTTCAAGGCTAAACCTCGTAGCCGAATAAAATTTGATTTGGATATCCTTCCATTTCTTTCTCTTGATCCTGCAAACGAAAGAGTCGGTGATATCCGCAAAAGAGTCGATCAATTCAAAGTCGGTTTTCTCGGTCTTGGCATATACCGAAATATCCCCGGTCGCTTCCACGACACAACCTCTCTTGTGAGTTGATTTCAGCTTGTTTGCCGACTTGAATTTATCCTTGGGAGTTACCCAATAGCTCTCAAGATCACCCTCGCCTGTCAAAGTGTAAACGCCGTCCTTTGTGCCAAGATAAAGAATGCCGTTCTCCACTCGCGCTGCCGTGATCGCCTTTTCCATCTGCCAATAGAAAAAGTCGTATTCAAGGTGGTTTTCGTTGGTAAACATGGCGCGAGAGTCGGCAAGATACGCCTTATCACCGATAAACACGATCAGATAGCCTTCCCACTCGGCAAGGATCATCTTGGTGTAGTCCTTCTCCGAAATCAGCTTGCGGTCAACCAAGGTGCTTCTGTGCGCCACCACCTGCTCCGTGGTCACGTCACCGCTGATACCTTCCATTCCTCGCTCGGAGAAAAAGATTATATCATCGTTGAAATTCACCGCTTTTCCTACACACCCGGTTGAAATACTGGAATGCTGCGAAGGATAGACCTTGCCGTATTCCTCGTCCAAGGAAGGAGTATGATAGAACACGCTCGTATGCGCCTGCGAAGGCTCTCTGAACACCCACAGATTGTTGTTGCCTGCCACAAGCCCCATGACCTTTGCAGAGTCAACGCCCTCGCGGTAATAGTCAAGGTCGCTAAAATAAGCGGGATCGTCAAGGCTGCAATGCCACACGGTATTGGGAAAGTCCTTGTTGCCGCTGATAAATACGCGGTTATCGAACACCTGCAACAGCGTGCAATTCAGCACCCTCTCGCGGTAGCCGTCCACCTTTTTGCGGAATTTGATCGTCACGTTGTCCTGCCCGTCCGTCAAAGGCGCTTCGGGAGCTTCCATAAACTCCACAACACCGTCCTCGCTGATCGAATAGGCACTCACTTGCTTGCCGTTGACATAGACCTCTGCAAATTCATCGTCAATGCCCTGCGCGTCAAGGTGATATTCCTTGCTCGTTCCGTCTGCCAAAAAGGTATTGATACGATAGTCCGAAAGCATATTCACGTCCTGATGAATCTTGCCGCCACCGGCAGGCTTTCTGCCAATCGAGGTAGTCGGCACAAATCCAACAACGTCCTTGATCTGCGTTCCGTCATACTGCAAATACGACTTGCCGTCCATGAAGTACCATACGTTTTCAAAGATAAAGCTGTTGCTCTCTCTTTGCGCAAGCCCTGTTTTCAGTACGGTTTTTACGCCGTTCACGACCTTGTAGAGCTTATCCCCACAATGCACAAGCATCTGTCCGTTAAAGAACGAAATGCTATAAACTGTTCCCTCAAGATTTATCTTGAGCTCCATAGTCGGGCGCGTCCTGATGCTATCGATCTCGGTGTAGTCATGCCACACGTTCAGGCAATCGGGGCTTCTGCGGATATTGATATCCTCACCGCGAAAGTCAGCCCCACGGAAATTGGCATAGGTACGCGAAATCAGATCACCGGTTGCTACTCCGCTCATACGTCAAAGCCCCCTTCAATGTAGATGGTGGTATGCTGATACCGGGGATCAAGCATCTGCTTCATGGCTTCGTATCTCGTTGCATATACGTTGCCGTACTCGGCAGAAACGTCACTCTTGAGCAGATCGGCAGCAACACCATACGGCATAATCTCCATGCAATCCGCGGAAAGCTCAAACTCGTAAGCCTTGTCCTTGGTTTTCTCGGTGATTCTTTCGGGATAGACGTAGCAATCAATCTCTGCCGTGCCGCTCGAAAAAAACTTGAGTACAGTACCGTTTGCACGCGGTACGTAAGGAACACCGCCCACCGTGCCGAGCTGATAGATTTCATATCCGCACGCGCTCTCGATATCGGCAAACTCCAAGAGCTGACCTCTCGTCACATCGATCTCCACATACTTGGGAATTTTCTTGAGCCGTGCCAGCTCAAACATGATCTGATTGATGACCTCGTTTATCTTTGCAGAAATATCGGGATCATCCGTCAAAAGCTCGCTGTCGGGGTTTAATTCCTCGATCATTGCCAAGACCTTCTTTTTCAATTCCAAAAGAGTCATTTATTCACCCCCATATAAAAAGGGCATCATTCGATGCCCTCTGTTTCTTCGGTTTCTTCCTCAACCGCAATCGCCTTTTCGTATTCAGCGATAAAAGCGTCATTGTCCAATGTCGGGTCAATGCCATACACAGAAGCAAGAATACCCTTGCCCTCTACTTGTACGGCTCTGCCGTTTACATACTTGATAAAGATTGTTTCCTCGTTTGCAAGGTGCTTGAAGTTCTGCAAACAGCGTTCAGCAGATACTCCGTTTATAGGTGTTTGTTTGTCCCAAAGTTCCCACATAGTTATCTCCTTATATCAATTCCCATGCTTGGGAAGTTTCGTTGTAGAGGTAGCAATTTACCGCCTCTGCCTTGCCATCTGCGTTACCGATAAATGCATTATAGATACCGATGGTCATTGAATTATCACCGCTAACCAATTCAAACAGATTTTCCGTGGTAGTGGGTTTCATGTAAATAGTGTTTGCTTCAAGGTCTGCACCCTCGGTTGAGAACAGGTTAATTGTGCCATATACATAAACATAAATAGAGTTTCCAACAGTTTCAACAGAAACAGGGGCATCACCACAAGTGACAGAAAGTTGCCTTATACTTCCACTTCGTGTATCACACTCATAACATTTATTCGCAGTTGCGTTCCAGTATTGACCTCCAAACAGATATACCTTTTCTCCAACAACGCCTGCACCAATATTTGATGTTGCAACAGGCAAACTACAATTCCATTGAGCCATTTTCTCCGTTTCACAATCAAACACCATTATCTCTGTGCGTTGCGAATCATCATAACCACCAAAGAAATAAATTTTATTGCCTACTGCAACAGGGTTACAAGAGCCAAAACTCGTTGGCATAGTTTCTGTGAGTTCTTTCAATTCACCTTTTTCCGTATCATATACCATGATAGTAGTCAATGAACCACTATCATCAGTACCACCAAACAAATATATCTTTGTTCCTACCGCTTCGGTCATTACACCCGAACGAGCGGTAGGCAAAGAAACAGCAAGAGTTGTTGTTATTTCCGTTTCGGTGTCGAACATATAACAAGTGGCTATTTTTGTGTTACCCGTTATTGTGCCACCGAACAAATAAATATTTTTACCAACAGTTGCACCTTGTGAACGAATAGCCACAGGAAATGTTGTTGAAATTGATTTATAAGAACCTGTATTGGTGTCATAATAGTGATTGTTCTTATAATAAGAACCCAAATAATATCTCCCAAGATAGTAAATTCTACCGTCAACAACACCCGATGCTCTTTCACTTGATGTTGTTGCAGTTGCCACTTTCGTTATTTCCTCGCTTCCATACAAACTTTCAAAACCGATAGTAAGTTTTGTCGGCTCCCTCTCCGTCTCCACCCACAACATACTGGTGTCCTCGGGAGGATTCAAGCCGTAGTGGATATTGAAGGAAGCACCGCTCTCTACATTGACCTTCACCTTTGACAGCCCATCATAGCCCTCGTCTGCTACATACTCTCCGTTTTCGGTGATGGTCTTTTCTTGGAGTGTAGGGTCTGTTGCGTTTATGATAGGGTTAATAATTATTGGCATTTTATCACTCCTTTACTTTCACCCACGCGCCATTCTGTCTGCGGTAGGCTTGATGCTTTACCCATGCGTTATTCACTCGCTTGTAGAATGTTCCTTTGCGCCATGTGCCGTTGTGGACATAGGATGAATAGGCTTCGGGCGTTTCTCCAACGGGTACGGGGTCACTTGCGACAAGGTAGATTGTGCCGTCCTCGTTGAGAATGTTGTGGTTTGACCAAACACAATTATTAAAGGTGTAATAACCACCAAACGCAAGGTCTGTCACCCAAGCATCATTTTCAATGTACCCCCAAGCGCGCGGCAGATTTACAACAAATTCCGTGCCGTCAAATGTAATGGGTTGTCCCGAAAAACTTACCCAATATGAGCCGTCAGATTTTACCTCAATTACCACATACGACATTGTATTGCCGTTTAAATCTGTCGGGTATTCGGGCAATGCAGGGAGTTCTATGCCGTTGTATAGATATTTAGTCATGTTTTTTTCACCTCACTCTGTTGCCATAGCGAGCATTGCCCATACACCTTCTTCTTGAGCAATAACCCATAATGTTCCAGTTGCGGGTAAACATGAATAAATAGTAACACCCTCCAAGTCGCTACGAACAAAGGTGTAAACCGTGGGCGCGGCATAAATACCTTCTATTTTCAAAAACAAAATATCCGTCTCATTTGCAACGGCATCGTTAAGAATTGTGGTATTTTCGTTATCAAATACTACGGGACTGTCTGCGGTGGGCACTTCCGAAACCTTGAGAACATACATTTTAGCCGCACCACTCTCCCCCTCACTCGGCACAATCGCAATCGCTCCGTCCTCTGCTTCATAAGCGTTCATTTCGTCTACGCTGTCAAAGGAGAGGATGGGATTGGTCGTAATCAAAGGGTCAACGATATGCACCAGCACCGCAATATCCTCTGTCGGGGGTACTACGCATTCAAATACCATCTTGCCGACCTCTGCTTCTGTCAGCATGATACCGCTTGCGATATACGCTTCTGTGCTTTCCGTTGTCGGGCTTGCTACCAAGGTGCTGTTCTCTGAGATCGCATTGGCAGGAATGGTCTGCTTGTTGTCTGCCCAATCGGTTGACTTGAGCGTGATTTCTAAGGTGTCGCGGATGTTGCCGTAGTCGTAGTCCTTGCCGTCCTCTCCGGGATCGCCCTTTTCTCCCTGCTCGCCTTGAATGCCTTGAATACCCTGCTCACCCTGCAAAGAAGCAAGCCATTCCTCTTCCGTTCCGTCAAAGCCGTTCGCCACGGCAACCTCATAGGCACTCTTGCCGCGGATCACATCGGGGTTTACTACAGTACCCCTCAATACGTTACTCATGCGTTATCTCCTTTCAAAAGCAATCAACGATACAGCCGAACATCCATAGTCTTGATGCCGCTCGTTTCCTGCAATTCGATTGTCACCTTAAATTTATCCGAGATCGCCCCGGTCAATGGCATAATATAATGTTTTTCAACAAACTCCGTACCTTCGATTGCAAGGACGTTTCTGTAATACTGATTATTTTTTGTGATGTTTACGGTGAATTTTCCCTTGCCGCAAACCGCAATATACAGCAGGTGCTTCACGCTTTTGAGAGAAGGCAACGCATACGTCAGCTTTGCGTACTCTTGGTAGGGAATGTTGGCATAACTCGCCCCGTCGCTGTCGGTGCTGATCGTGGGCGTGCAGTTGCTGCTTGTGAACGGAGATACCTGATCGAAATAGTGGTAGTAGTCCAAAATTGCTTTGTTTCTTGAAATGTCAGGCTTGCCGTTCAATTTGGAAATGTCACCAACGTACACGTCCGTATCATTGGCATTATTCAGATTTACGTCACCGTCCACAGTATTGTCTATCACGAAAACGTTGCTCACAGATTCGGGCGAGTTAATGTCGATTGCTCCCGAGCCCGAGCCTCGAATGATGTTACCCTTGATGTATATGGGTTGTGTAATCGCAGTATCGCTGTACGACTTGATACCGTAGCCGCCTGCGTTCAGAATGATGTTATCAGCAACGAAAGCAGGAACAGAAGGTACAACAAAGATGCCCTCGTTGGACGGAGTGGGCTTTGTTTCGATTTCAACGCCTGTACCGTTGATATAGTTCCCGACAACTCGCAAAAAAGCTCCCTCAACAGCATTTTCTCTGCTGTTCATGATCGTGTTGCCCTCAAGCACAACGCCCGATCCGTTTGTAGAATAAACGCCGTTGCACCCGACTCCGCTACCGGTCTGATTATGCTTGCCGCAATCCTCAATGTAGTTTCCGAAAATCGTACCGCTTGTAACGCCCTCTCCGTAAAGCTGGATTGCGCGATAATAATTCTCACGGAAGTAACAGCCCTTTACGTCAACCTTTCCTGCACCGCCGCAGAAAATTGCTCCGTGTCCATGGCACTTGTCGAATACGGAATTGTAAACCCTGATCTCAAATTCGCCGCCTGCATAAATGCCGCACCCTTGACTCGTTTCGTCCAAATCGTCACGGATGCCGATGTTTTCAAACCGGCACTTGTCTGCGGTCAGCGTTGCGCCATTGATAAGCTCGATAGCGTTTGCCTTGGTGTCGCGGAATGTTACACCGCTCAAAGTCACATCTGTTCCGTCAATTTGCAGGCTGCTCCCCACGATCACGCCCGAAACAGACACAACGCTCATATCGTTGGTGATCACGATTTGTTTGCTCAACAAATATTCGCCGTCAGGCAAGC